GTATTGCTTCCGTTGGTGTCTACCTTTCCAGAAACATGACTGAGAGAAATGTCAGAGAAGTCAGCAGCACCATTGGTGATTCCAGCCTGAGTGTAGCTGTACAAACGAGTCTTACCGTTGGTGTTGACACCAAGGATGTAGTAAGTTCCGTTATCATCTGATCCGATAGCGTCTCCTCCTCCACCGGGAACATTTACGAAAGCTCCACGGAAGTTGGCGAATGTGTCACCGTCAGTTTCGATCTTGGCTCCTGCATTAACAGCTTCGTATGCGTAGAAAGTAGGCAACAAAGGAGATCCTTGACGACCGCGAGCGGTATCGATGATCACATTGTGATTAGCAATGATGTTGTTGTCCCATTTTGCATAGCTACCAGAGAACAGCTTGTTGTTTGCGCTACGCTCATCAGCACTTACGATAGCCTCGAGATAGTCGGGGTCAGAGCGTAATGGACGAAGAACTGCGTCAGGAGCGAAGAACAAGTAACCAGGAATTTCTTGGTTTTGATCTCCACCAGTGTTCATTGGCTCACCGCCGTTAGCGATAAGAGCTTGCTTAGCTTCTTGGATGATATCGGTTGATAAACCGTCAACATATTTAAGAGCTCCGCTAGCGCCTGTTCCGTATCCGGAGATAACATTGCTGCTACCGCCGTTCTTAAGACATGCTTGGCGAACTACGAATTGAATTTGGTCTTGCTCGGTGCGTGACATCCACTCGGACATAACTTCAGCAGAAAGCTGATCGATAGTTTTACCAGTGAATCTCATAAGCTTGAGAACCTGAGTCCAGGAAACAGCATGACGAACGAGGTCAACTTCAACATTGAATGTTCCGAAGTCGAGGCTGTCAGTGTTGTTCTTTAGGATGTCTTCCCCACGAACTCCTTGCCCACGAATTGGAGCAACAGTTGTGAAGGTTACTTTGTCAGATCCGCCAGCGGCGAGGTCACGCTTTTCAGCGATTGGGCTACCGCTACCTTCGGCTCCGATGAATTTTGCGAACACGTTTTTTTCCCTAGCGTCACGAGTAACAAGCTCGGACCAGAGGCGTGAACGTAAATCAGAGGAAGGACCGTCAAGTAAGCCCTGATATGATGTGATATTTCCCTTTACCAAGTCAACATTGCCGGCAGAAGCGCCTGCTGCGATTGGATTGGGATTAGCTGGAATAGTTTTATTAGCCATTGTATTATATAATTTTGATTAGGTTAGATTTATACGCTACCTAAGCGGAGTGGCTCCTCCAGGGGCTCCCAGCAATTTGTAAAGATCATCATTACTCATACCGGGAAGTGCCTGAATTAAACCATCGCGAGTAGCGGGTTGATTTACAGGTTGTGCCGTAGTCCCAGTCGTCAATACCTTCGTTTGAGTTCCCATCTGCGGTGCCTGAGGAGCGGGAGCGACCGGTTGTTCTACCGGTGTCGCCTGCTGCTGAGGAATATTTGCGGCTGCGAACTCATTGGCTAATAATTCCGGCCAACGAGGTGAGTCAAAAACTGCGGCGTAATCGGGGTCGTTCTGAGCCTGTGAGACATAATCATCGAACTGCTTGCGAAGAACATTGTCTTTACTCTGCAGATCGGGATAACGCTCGTAAACTCGATCACGGCTTTCCATCGCTTTGCTGCGATGGGTTTGATAAACATGCTGTTCCTGCTCGCGTTGCATTTGCTCTTTACGGAGAGTCAAGTTTTGCAACTCAAGTTCTTGCTTCATAATCTCACGCTGTATTTTTAGCGCTTGAGTAGTCTCAAGTTCTTCTGCTGCTTTCTCGACTTTTCCTTCAAGCTCTAGAATGCTTGCTCGGATATCATCAGCTTGTTTATCGATACCTTGGATGGGATCGGGCTCGGACGCCTCGACTTGATCCTGATTAGGTTGTAAATTTTGTTGAGCTGGTTGTGGAGCTTCCTGACCGTAGATAATTCTCGAAGCATCGGCGAATGATCCTTGGAATCCTTCAGATCTATAAAGATCAATGACTTGCTGGTCCATCTCGTTGCGGGGACGAATCCTTCGCTTTGCGAGCTTTTCCTCTTCAGTCTCAGTTTCCTCTGGCTCTTGGCCTTCAGCCTGCGGCTCTTGGACTTCGGCTTCTGGCTCTGGGATTTGCTCCTCAGGCTGAACTTCTTGGGTCGGAACCTCTTGATTGACTTCGGTAGTCTGCGTTATACCTAAAGCATTGCGAAGATCGTCGGTTGACGCATTCTCAATACTAAACTCTGATTCGGTTTGCGGGGATTCAACCTCCGCAGTTTCTGTATCCATAATGCGAAGATATACTTCGCACTACAAAAAAGTAACCGGTTGGAAAAATTATTTTCCTTTAGGTTTGTAGGACTTAGTTCCAGGCTTGTCAGATTTTTTATCGCAAGCTTGATTAGCTAAACATTTGCCAGGATTTGGGCAGCCCTCACATAATTTAAATTTATTTTGTTCCATCTTTTTTAATTTTTATAAGTTTCCAGATTAAATAGACACAGGTTAGTGCTCCAGCCATAGCTCCGAAGAGATCATTCCACTGGCCAAGGGTGAAAGAAAGAGTTGTACCTAAGAATCCTATAGTTGGTGTTGGGTCATTCATCGTCTTCCTCCAGGTGTGAAATAAAATCCGACAATCATCGGCAACACCACGGATGTTTGGAAGAGGCATAGGTGTCCGCTTGTAATGACCATATGGGTTTGCTCTGCTGGAAAACTGAGGAGCCCGAAAAGAATTTCTGTTCGTCCTTCCCCCGTAATGTTTGTTGAACTGAGTATTGGGACTGACGGATAAATCGCTGTGATGCAAGTGACGAAGGCGATGGAGCCCATTCCGATGAGTGCGAGCATCCGGCGTGTAGCCCTAGTGAAAGCACCCCCATCACCACTGTTAAGACTTTCCTGGAATTTAATAGCGAACTCGTTATTCCGAGCTTCTCTTGCCATTTCAATTTCATACTTTTGTTGCCGAGCATCCGTAAGCATACCAAATACACCTTTAAGTATGCTACCCATTGCGGCTGAACCGCCGCCCGTCAGGAATAAAGTTAGTAGTTCAAACATTACCGGCTTTTCTCAAACAATTTTTGAATATCTCTTCTACGGTCTTCGACGACCTTATTAAGAATTGCGATTCTTTCTGTTTTACGAGCATCGGAAATCTGAAGCTCGCGGACATGCTCTTTCATTAAATCAATCTCCACCTTATTCTTCTTCAGGAAAAAAGCTAAAACCGAAAGGCCTACGCCGATACCGGCAAACATATATGATGATAGTTCCATTAGGGATTTTGGGGTACTTGATATCTTATTTTCTCAAGCTGCTCTTCATGCTTTTGCATTTGCTTCTCAATAAAAGTAAGCCTCATGTTCTGCTCAGCGTCGTCAGGTAATGCTCCGAGCTCACCCCTCGGCCACTTAATCCTGAACTCCGCGTTCATTGTAACATCATGCTGCAACCGAAGGATCTCCATCTCTAGGGTATTAAGTCTGGCATAGATCATAGCTCCGGAGTACACCACGAAAATGGCTGTTCCAAAAACTTTGGCCATAAAGCCGAGGTTAGTTTTGACCTGCTTTGCCTCTCCTATTTCTTCGTCGGTCATAACAATGAGGGGATTAGTTTTGCGTTGTTATTTACTGATGAAAGCTTCGCGTTTGCGTTTAGAGTTTCTTCAAGCTGTGGCTGAACATTTACAGCCATAGCTCCTGAGTCCATGGTTATAGGTCCGTTACCGGCTACCAGGACAGACTTATCGTCATCTCTGTACAACCTACCACCTCCTACTACCACAGCATTAGACCCTACATTTTGTATTTTAATGTCAGCGTTTCCTACATTTATCTGGTAGTTGTTTTGATTAATAGCGGTCATACCATTGAACCACTGCTCGACCCCATCTTCTGTAGTCGTTGAGTATGTGAAAAATGCATAAATATCTTTAACACTTGCGGTACCATCTGAATCATCGATATCGATTCCCATTGGATCCCCGTAGTCTGAAATAAGAGTACCATCCGACGAGTTAAGAGTCTTTGATACTTCGCTACCATTTATCGCATTTAAATTGTAAATTTCATCTGCTTGCTGGTCTACCTGGAAGGTTATGCCCGTCGCAGTAGCCACACCAGTCAACTCAACAGGGAGCATTGCTTCGTCATCAACCACGCATGTAACTCTTAGCCTTATGACATCCCCTACTGAAATTTGACTTCCATTGTAGGAGCCCGTGACATCGGTTAAGTCGCCTGTGCTTCCACTTAGCTTTTCTGTGTGAACGAGTGCATTACTCTTGGAAACATTTACAAGCTGTATGCGAGAGGTGGCTTCCACATTTTTTATTTCCCAAGGAAGCAGAACGACAGTGCCACTTGTATCAGTTGCGGTCCCGACAATCTTACCATCGTTAGGTCTTGTGATTGTTCCGCTTGTCGTGATGTCACCTGTGTATGTGCACCCATCTACTTCCAAATCCCA